GTGGCAAAAGACGCTGAAATCCGCCAGTTCACCAACGCAAGCGTAGCCCGTTTCCCGCTGTCGGTAGCCCGTCAGGAGAAGAACGGCGAGGATACCAAGCGCGTGTCGGCGTTCGTCAACATGGAAGCGTGGCGTAAGAACGAGAATGCCGACTCGTTCGACGTGCTGACCAAAGGCACGCTGCTTACCGTGGAAGGCTACTTCAAGCCCGAAGAGTGGGCCGACAAGGACGGCGTGCTGCACAACCGCATCGTGATGGTCGCCGTCAGGTTCTACCCGGCCGTCGAAAAGGAGGAAGAACCTGCGGAGCCGGCAAAGACAACGAAAAAGGGCAAGAAGTAAATCCTGCCTTATCCCGACAAAGCGGCCTTCGGGCCGCTTTTATTTTGCTCATTGCGGTGTCGGTATTGCTATCACTCATTTCTGCCCTTTCTCCGACGTCATTGATTTCCCTGTGCGAAGTTAAGCCGGGCGGGAACCAGCAAGGCGCGTTCCATTTGCGGTTGACGGCCATCGACTCGCAGGCTCGCTCAGGCATGTTCAACCCAAATGCAATCGTCTGTGACTTTCCGCTTCCTCCTTACCTTGTTCCCTTCTTTCCGGCTTGGAGTTTTGCACGTGAAATTAAATCCCCGTCGGACGAGGTGGAAACCTCCGAAGAGAGGGATGAAAAAGTAAGCCAAACGAACATTAAAATTCAGGAAGTATGAAAAAACAGATGATTTGGTCGAGCATGGACATGCTGGACGACGAGGCAAGAGAGCAGTACCAGGAATTGCAACGGGAGGTGCAGGAAGACGACACGTACACGGTCAGCGACGCCGAGTGGGCGGACGTGGTGTCCGGCTCCCTGACCGATGAACGCTTGAATCTGGATAAAAAAATCGAAGGCGTTATCATCGCGTTCGCCTCGGTGGGCACATGGAGAGGACCGCGGCAAGGGTACCAAATTCTGGGCAGCAACATTGCCGACATCCTGTACTCCCAATGCGACGACGCGGAGTGGTACGGAGACAGCTACAATATCCGGGGGCGCATGATACATCATGACGGCATGAATTACGCTTTGTACCGCATCGCCAAAGATAGAAGCGAGGCGGAACGCATCGCCGACAAGATCTATAGCGGAGAAATCGACGAAGTCGGTTTTCGCAAGAGAACACGTTCCCTCTATCCGTATGTCGCCGATATTTACGGCTGGAAGATCAGGCGCCGCAAGTTGCACGCTTGAAAGTGGCACACGTGACCTTGAAATACCGCAACCGTCCGAAGGATGTGTTGCGGTATTTTGCACTCAAATCGGGGCCATCCTCTTATACCAAACAGTCTGTCTTACGCTGTCCCGACGGCCCGGCTACCCATTCATTGCGCATACGCCTTTCCCTTTTCTATCCGCTTCGCCTTGTACCCGGTTCGCAAGCCGCTTGTTTATTCTGCGAAATTGATTGCCGGCTGCCGGCCCTGTCAAGGACCGCTTTTGGCTGGCTGGCGGAAAATCTTCCTCCCCGGACTAAACGGCGAGTGTATTTTCCGCATCCTCCTTGCCTGGCCCGGCCGTCAATCCCGCAGGCAGAAAAACAATCGGCCTTCGGTACAGGACTACCGGAGGGGAAAAAGAGAAATTTAAATCTTTATAGACATGAACGGAATGAACAAGACAGAAGGAATGACGGTAGAGGAGGTAATGCGCCGGGACAAGAGATTCAGATACATGTTGCTGGCGCGGCTGCAATCGGACTGCGAGTATTACCTCGGTTTCGGTAACAGGAGTACCGGCCGCTTGTGGGCCGGCGATGAAGCGCGGCAAATCGAGTGGATGACCCGACTTTACGACGGTTTTCCTGAAGACGAAAAACCCCGGTGGCTGACCCGTGAGGAGATTGCGGAGTATGCCAACCGGATGCTTGTGGACCGATGAACCCGAAGAGCGAGGCGGCGTAAGGGCTGTCTACCAAAAAACGCAACCGCCGTTGACAGGCGGTTGCGTTTTTCATTGTCCGACGGGGCCGAATGATACCATGCTACCCCTGACAGGACCAGCGTTTTATCCTTTTTTATTCCCCTCTTTTACTGCCTCCAGAAATACTTTGGATGGCTTGAAGGCGGGGATGGAATGGGCTGGAATAACCATCGTCGTGTTCTTCGTGATGTTGCGAGCCACTTTTTCGGCCCTCTCTTTGACGATGAAACTGCCGAACCCCCGCAAGAACACATCTTCTCCGGCGATCATCGTCTCCTTTATGTTTCTCATAAATGCTTCCACAACGGCCTCCGCTGCCGTTTTTTCTACCCCGGTCTGATGTGTGATCAGGGCAACTAACTCGGCTTTTGTCATTTCAGTTCTTGTTTTATGTGAGTTTTATGCGATAACGATATTGTCTTTTCCATGAGATGCGGCATGCGATTCCGCAGTCTAACGGTCGCGCTGATAGTCGCTTTTGCCGAATCCTCCGAGCAGAACCCTCACGATGCCGCAGAATAGATAGAATCCTGCCAATACGATAATAATATCTAACATAGCTTCCGAATTAAAGATTATACCCCATATAAAGATATGCAAAATCGGCGAAAAAGCAATACAGGGTGGCGTTCCCTTCTGTTTTCCCCCGTGTGCCGCCGGTCGGTTATTTTGTCTCGTCCTGTTGCTTTTTGACACGCGGGCCGCTGGTTCTGCCGCGGTTGAGATATACGCCGTATTTGTTGAGTACGCGCCATATTGAGCTTTTGCTGTTAAAGCCGCTCACCTCCCAGATGTCGTCGATCGAATAGCCGTTGTTGTACATATCCACGATGGTTTTTTCCCGTTCCGCCCTCGACATGGCCTTCTTCGTTACCGGTGGCTTGATGGTTTGTTGCAGTTGCATGATATGGCTGGACGACTTGCGTAACACGGCTACCTCTTCGGGCAGGGCCCCGAACATCTCCAGTACCTGGGCTGCCGTTGTATCGGGAAACAGTTCGCCCAGGGTGTCGATTTTGTCGTGGATGGATACCAGGCGCACCACCTTGATCCGGCACAGCTCGACGAGTGCGGCCAGCCCGCGCAAGTCGCGCACGGCGTTGCTGAATTTGGCCACTACCAGTTCGTCGCCTCTGCCGAGGCTTGCCATGAGTTGTTTCCACTGCGGCCGGAGCGCCTCGTGGGCGCACTCTTCCTCGACCACCTGTACACACCCGTATTGTCGCATCCATTCTTTGTCCGCATCGAGCGCGTCATAGGAATTAGCCTTGAATATGTAACCCACCTTTGCCATATCTCTATACACTGTTTAGGATAACGGACACAAAGATAAGATTTTAATTCGATAAAATCATATTCAGAGTTGAAATCCTCTGAAATCATACTCTAAAATTACTCTTTATTGCACTTGTTTTCATTGATAATCATATTGTTGAATATGATATTTGTTTTTATGTAAAATATGATTCCTATTTGCTATCTTATTGAAAATAATATATAGATTTGCGGCTAATGATATGAATTTGGGATATGAAAAATAGAAAATCATATTCAAGATGTCCGGCGCTTTTAGCCGTATTGACCGTCTGTTCGACCGTCTTGTTCCTGTTCTCTTCGTGCGGGAGCGGAAACGGCAAACCGTCGTCCGTGGGCTCGGACGATCCTGCCGACACCTACCGCGGGTACCTGTCCGAAATACGGCGCTTGGACCACCTGACGGCCAAAGAACTGGCGGGACACCTTAAACGGTGGCAGACCGTAAAGGATTCCGTTTTTGCACGCCTGCGACGGGACACGCTCGGCCTGCCTGGTTCCGATGCCTGTAAGGTGTGCGAGGGGATACACGATTCGCTCCGCATCGAGTTCTCCCGTCTGGCCTTGTCGGGGCCACGCACTTACGGGGAGCTGCTCATGCTCAAGGAGCGGCTCTCGCCCTACGCCGCGGACGAGGAGCTGCGCCGCGCGGCCGAAACGGTTCGCCCGTTTTTCGCCTCTCTGGACGGCCATCCGGCCTGTCGTGACGACAGGCGACAGGTGCTTTCGACCTACCGGGCGCTGCTCGCCGAAAGCATCCGCGACGGCATCCACAGCCGCGATGACCTGACCGCCTACATCGCAAGAGAAGATGCCGTCTTTCGGGGCTTCCTCACGCATCTGCACGAGCTCGGAAGCTCGGACGTGGCCGACATCGCATGCGATACCGAACGCTGCTGCTCGCAGGTCTTCCTCGCCGCCGGGCGCGGCGAGATCGCCTGGCGGGATGCCATGCTCTTTCTGGCGATGCGCACGGGCCGCCGGCTGATACAGAACGCCCATACCTGCATCGACGACATCCGGAACCGGCGGGTCAAAACGCCGCAGCAGGCGTGTGCCTACATCTGGATGCTCCTCCAGCCCTATGCTTCCATGGACGGCCTTTGCCTCGCGCTGCTCTCTCCGCAAGAGCGCGAGCGCCTCGACGAGATCGCCGCGCAGACCTCGGCCGCGTTCGAGGCGTTGGGCTCAATTCTGCAATCGACGGGCGACCGACAAGACGAATTGCCCGGAATGCTCATGGAGGCATTTATTCACACGCTGTAAACCTCATTCGCAATGAATATGCTACGACACTTTTATAACGACTTCATGGCGCTCGTTCCGCTGCAACTGCCGCAGTTGATCGACGTGACGACGATGGAAAAGCCGCAGTTCTACGGCGATTACGTGCTGCTTACCTTCCCGCTCCGGGACTCTTACGACCTGGAGGAGGTCATGGATATGTTCGAGGATGACATGGAGCTCATCACGCTCTACCACCATATCCCCATGCGTGTCGGCGAGTTCGGCTATAGTACGTGCGCCTATTCCAATCCCGCCTTCGGACAGATGTTCAAGATGAACGCCCGGACGGAAGAGGACGGCAAGGTGCATGTCGTCGTCGCCACCGTTTACGATTCGCTGGAGCTGATGTACGGCGATCTGTGCCTCGACCTCGAACTCCATGCCCGCAGCGGCACGTTCAAGTACAAGAAGATCAAGGAGGAAGTACTGATGGATTTCCTGTAAACGACCGAGCCATGCGAAACACGTTGTACCGACAGATGGTCTACTGGATCAACATGTACCGAACATGGATAAAGGTTGCCGACGATAACCTCTACAAGGAGCATATCATTTCAAGAAGCGACCGTACCGATTACGTCGTTTCCCGCACGCTGGTGCTCCGGGCGTTCAAAGCGAACGGTCAGTACGCCGAGGGTACGACCTGGGAGATCCCCGAACACGAACTGGACAGGGCGCTGGCCACCCACCGCAAGCAGGACGCTTCGTTCCGGCAGCGCATCAAGAAGGCGGCCATGTACCTTTCCCCCGCGGATGCCGAGGCCATTATCCGCTTGGCGACCTACGGTATTGTCCGCCTGGAACTCGTGATACCGCCCGTTCCCGTGCGTGAAAAACCCTACTACCTATGATGTGGATTGCCGTACACCTCGCCTTTGCCGCACTGCCTTTTGTGCTTACAGCGGCATTGTATAGCAGGAAGCGCCGCTTTCCGGCAGGAGAGGGCGACGCCCGGGCACGCGACGCCAAGGCCCGTAAATTCTACGCGCAGCTCTTGCTCGTCCTGCTGCTCCTGTACCACTATGCCTATACGAACGGACACCCCAGCGGCTTCGGCGTCCTGCTCTCTACCGGAGCGTGTGCCGCATTGTTCTCCTCCCGGCGGACGGACCGGTGGCTGCGCGGTTTGTCCGGCCGGCCGCGGGCCTTTGCCGAGCTCGCGCTCGCGGCCGTGGCTATCGGCTTCGTGCCCGGTCTGTACCCCGTGGCCGTTACTGCCGCCTACTGCCTTTTGGCAGCTCTGTTCTATCCCTCCGCTCGGGCCATGTCCGAATGCGACGGCAAGGAGGTGGAGCCCGGACGGGCGGAGCCTCCCGCAACATCTGCCGTGCCCCATCGCTACGATCATCGCGCAGGGTTGCCGCATGATGCGGACGGCGGCAGCTCCGACATATCCGCACACGATTATCATCAATAATATCGACGAATATGGAAAACAAGAAAAGAATGCCGGCCACGGTGCTGGCACAAATGGAGGTTTTCGACTACCTCAAGGAAAAAGTCGGCGAACGAAAGACGAGAACGGAAGCCTACTGCGACCTGTTGGACAAGGCGATGGCAGGATTCGTCTCTTCGTATTTGAGGCGCCAGGATTATGAACTCCGGCCCTGCCAGTGCCATGTTACCGTTTCCGACCTGGCTGTGGAGTGGCGCTGGCACCGCGCTACCGTCCGTTCCTTTCTGGACACGCTGGAGTCGTTTGGTCTGCTGACGCGCATCCGTCTTCCCAAGAGCGTGGTCATTACCATGGCCGTGCAGTCCGGACAGCCTGCTCCGGCGGACGATGTACAGTCCGTATCCGGCCTTGCCGCGCAACTGCGGGAGGTACTGTCCGATTGGGTGGTCGGCTATGCGGACTCCTCCGCGACCGGCTCGGCGTGCGGACAGCTCGTCCGTAGCGCGATGACCGCATCCGGCGTCCGCGTCGATCCGGATAAGGCGTCGAAAGACGACGATCCGCTGGCGGTCGGAATCCATGCGACGGCTATGGGGTGTATCGCCCTGGCTGCCATGCAGCGCGTGCTGCGCCGGTCGAGGTTCGACGATCGTCTGGAGTTCATGGATTTCTTCCGTCTCGATCTCGGCGGGGAGTGGTCGTCGCTCATCGAGACCTCCAAGGTGCTTGCGGGGCTCATTCTCGATGCCGAAGCGGACGGGACGACCACAGAGCCGGACGCAACGCAAGAGGGCCTCAAATCGTTCCGCAAGTCCTTTCTGGCGCTTGCGGCACACGTACTGGAGGAGGCGGATTGACCCGAAGGCCGGAAACGGAGTTTGTATAACCCCGACAATCCGCCCCTGTTCCGGCCAGGCATTCTGCCGGTTGTAGCGGGCACGCGGGCTTGCCCGCCTGCCACCAAACGAAGGGTGGGGTAGCTCAATACCCCTACCGGCTGACGCCGGCGGGAGCGGTGTCCGGACAAGCAGCAAGCTGGGACACGGCGGATTGTCCGAATCAACGCGAAAAAGTATGGCAAAAGCAAAACAGGTACTCGATGTCCGGGTATCGAAAGGCATCACGACATCGCAGAGCAACGAACATCAGCGCCGTTGGACGGAGAAGGGATGGGAACAGGCGCTCGAAAAGGGCAATTACGACCCCAGCCGGGAACATCTGAACTTCGAGATCGTGTCCGGCAAGGTCCGTCCCGTCGACAAAAGCCGCAGTATTCCTGAACGGATGGCTGAAATATTGGACCGGCGCGGGATCAAGGACCCCAACGAGGGGCTGGACGAACCGAAATACCGCACGGTGGTCAATATCATCTTCGGCGGTTCCCGGGACCGCATGCGCGAACTGGCGTTCGGTTCGCAGAAGGTAAATTTCGATAAGGGGGCGGACAATTCCGACGTCGAGCGGAAGCGCGACATCGAACGCTGGGCGAAGGATGTCTATGCGTTTGTCAGCGGCAGATACGGCGAGCAGAACATCGCCGCCTTCATTGTACACCTCGATGAAATAAACCCGCATGTACACTGTACGCTGCTGCCGATCAAAGACGGCCGCTTTGCATACAAGGAGATATTCGCCGGAAAGGACAAGTACGAGTTCAGCCAGCGGATGAAACAGCTTCATACAGATTTTTTCACCGAAGTCAATACGAAGTGGGGGATGTCGCGGGGACGGAGCGTTTCCGAAACGGGCGCCCGGCATCTCACGACCGAGGAGTACCGCCGTATGCTTTCGGAGGAGTGTACGACCTTTGAGGAGAATATCGATCGCCATCGAAAGGTGCTTTTCTCCATCCAGTCGGACATCCGGATGGCAGAGCGCCGGGTCAAGGGACTTACCACGATGGTCGATAACCTCGAAAAGTCGAAGGCTGAAAAGCAGGCGCAGCTATCGGCAGCCGAACGCGATCTGGCAGCCAACAGCGACGATGCGGCGGAGCTGGAGATGCTGATCGAGTCGTTGCAAAAGGAGCTGCAAGGTATCGACAGACAACTGGCCGACAAGCAGGGTAAACTACAGGCAGCCGACCGGCAACTCGCCGACCTCAAAGAGAACATGGATGCCGTCCAGCAACGCACGGAGGAGCTCCGGGCGGAAGCCTACCGGTACTCGCGAGATGTCCACTCCAAAGTGGACACGCTGCTCAAAGACGCCCTGCTGGAAGGTCTGGTCGGCGAATACCGGAACCTGTCGGCACGGCTGGACGCTCCGCAGCGGCAACTGTTCGACGACACGCTCGTACAGGCAATCGCGGAACAGGGCGCGGAGGTCATGCACTGCGCGACGATGCTCTTCCTCGGGATGGTCGACGATGCCACTACATTTGCCGAAACGCACGGCGGCGGAAGTGGCGGAAGCGACCTTAAGTGGGGGCGCGACGAAGACGAGGACAACCGCGCATGGGCACTCCGCTGCATGAGGATGGCCAGCCGCATGATGCGCCCGGCCATCGGCAAAAAGCCCAAGCGATAAACGGCATCATCTCCCGCAACGAATGAAAGTATAACAGGTAAAACGATTGGATAATGACAAAACGCATCATCTTTATCTTCGCGGCGCTCTGCTCGTTGCAGGCCCGCGCGAGTGTCCGGCCCGCACAGGCTGACACTGTACGGTACACATCCTTCACCGATGCCGCAGAGCTGCTCCAGCCGGTGCAGCCCACCCATCTCGACGGCGTGATTCTTCCGATGCGCGGAAGCGGCAACTGGTTTGTCGGTATCGCCGGAGGCTCGACCGCCTTTCTCGGTACGCTGCTCGGCTGCGAGGACCTGTTCGGACGCATCGAAACATCGTACAGCCTCGCCGTCGGCAAGTGGTTCACGCCCTCGGTCGGCGCACGGATCAATTACAGCGGATCGCGCTTCAAGGACGCCCGGTTGTCCACACAGAGGTACCACTATGTCCATGCGGATCTGCTGTGGAATGTTCTCGGCCGCGGGTATGCCCGGCAGGAGCAGGTGCGCTGGGGGCTCGTTCCCTTTGCGGGCATCGGCCTGCTGCATCATGCTACGAACGGGCACAACCCGTTTGCGGTCTCCTACGGCGTACAGGGGCAGTACCGCATCTCCCGAAGGGTAAGCGCCGTCGCGGAACTCTCCGGCACGACCACCTTTCAGGACTTCGACGGCTACGGCCGCGCCAACCGTTTGGGCGACCACATGCTGTCGCTGACCGCCGGATTCACGTTCCATATCGGCAAGACCGGCTGGAAGCGGGCCGTGGACGCTGCACCCTATATCCGCCGCAGCGAACGGCTTGCGGAGTATGTGGATTTCCTGTCGGAGGAGAACCGACGCTATGCGGGCCGGCACGACTGCGACCGGCGGACGCTGGCCGAGCTGAAGAAGATACTGGAGATCGAGGGCCTGCTCGACGCTTACGGGCATATCCTGCAAGAGGACGGCGAGGTCGGCAAAGATTACCCTGTGAACAATTACAGCGGGCTGAACTCGCTGCGTGCGCGGCTGAAGAACCGGCAGTGGGACGGAACGTCGCCCCTCGATACGACGGAGGTTCGGCCCGGCGGCGGGTCGGTTTCCGTGCGTGTGGAGGCCGGTAGTGCGAATTCCCGGTACGGGTGTAATGCCCGCCGCGACTCCCTTACTGCGGATTCCGTCGCTTTCCGGCCGGCCGGCGGCGAATGTATCGGCGCTCCCGTCTATTTCTTTTTCAGCCTCAATACGGCCCGTTTGACAGACCCCTCCCAGTTGGTCAATCTCGACGAACTGGTACGAGTTGCAACGAAATACGGTCTGACGGTGAAGGTTACGGGAGCGGCCGACAGTGCGACCGGAACAGTCGGTATCAACGACGCCCTGAGTGTTTCGAGAGCAGACTATATAGCCTCGGAGCTGAACAAGCGGGGATTACCGTCCGACAGGATCACCAAGACCGGTGAAGGCGGCATTTCCGATTACGTTCCTACGGAAGCCAACCGGCACTCGAAGGTAGAACTGTTCTTCGACAAATTGGAAAAAACGGAGATTCATCCGTAAGCGGATAAAAAAGAGAGTATCGATGTCGGCACACCCTTTTTTCGGACACAACTTTTGTGATTAGGGAAAATAGTTGATTGATAACGAGTTAGTAAATGACACAAGTACGGATTTATCCGTATAAACATTATTTCGCTAAGGAAACTACTCTTTTCATGTAGGTTTCTATGTAGGTTAATTAATACCAATTGATTCCTACTAATGCGAATTAATAATAAGTCATTAACTAACTCGTTATCAGTCTATGTACACGATTAACATCAGGGGTAAGCAGAACCCGAAAGACACCAAGATGGTCAAGCTGGAGATAATTTTCTTCAAGACCGGTTACGCCCGTGTGCCGAAGGTTATAAACATCACAGGGCTATTAAAAGACTGGGATGTCAAGTCTCAGAGTTTCCGTGTAGGGAGTGCGGAGGCCACTACCAAGAACAAACTGCTTTTCGATTTGCGAACCAAATATCTGCATGTCGCCGATACCTGGGAGATGGAAGGCAGGAACTGGTCGCCCGTCCAGCTATCACATTGCTTCGATGAAATCAAGGCGGCCAAACCCGAGGTCAAAGTAAAGAGTGTCCAGCAGATGATCGATTATCTTGAAGAGACATTCAAAAACAAGAAACGCATCAAGAACGGTCAGATTGTCGACAGCACGACCAATGCTAAACGGTATGTCTATCTCAAGCGTGAACTGCAGGCGTTTACAAAGGAAAAATATGAAAAAGCCTTTTCCTCTTATTTCTTTACGGATATTACAGAAGAGTTTCTTCTTGACTTTGCGTTTTGGCTTAAAGAAAGAGGTATCAGAAATGGCAACAAGGCCGGACTTACACACAAACTAAGGTTGCTCCGTGCCGTATGCAGGCAGGCAGAAAAGAAAGAGATGTACGGGGTGAATATGGATAACTTCCTCTGTCTCGGTGATGATATTAATTGGCCGGAAACCACTTCAAGAGCAGTTCCGGAAACAGTCATAGCTAAAATCGCAAATGTTGACCGTACCTTGTTTACGAAAAAAGAGCAGTTGCATCTTGATTTGTTCCTGTTCAGCTACTATACCGGAGGTATGGCGAATGTCGATGTATGTAACCTGACATGGGATTTGGTCCAGGAAGACCGCATCGTCTATGAACGTATCAAGTTTCCCAAAACAGCCAAACCGGAATTACTCAGTAAAGCAAAAGCCATCATGAATAAATACCGTGGGCAAAGTTATGGAAATTATGTATTTCCTGTTTTTACTCATAAACACACGACCACTTCCAAGAAGACTACACGTGTCAAGCAAATTTCCACACGCCTTTCACAAACCTTGACGAAAGCATGCAAGATGTTGCGCATTAAAGAAAACATCACATGGTATTCCGCCCGTGGCTCTTTCATATCGAAGATGGTAGATGCCGGTAATAATCCGTATGTGGTTGCAGAGATGGCTGGTAACAGCCCATTGACCATCTATAAGCATTACTACAAGAATACAAAGCGGGAAGAAATCAAGCGGCAGATGGAAGAAATGTTCTGACCAGACATATCCATAAAGTTGTAAACACCTTGACAATTTCTCTGATGGATAAATCATACGGTATAATGGCTGTTAAAAGTCATTGATTACCAATGTGATATTTATTATATTGACAGAATCGCTCTTATTCTTGATTATTTTCACTACCTTTGTAGTCAATAACTTAAATAATATTTATATGAAAGAGTTGGTTTCAAAGATACAGGAAGTATATGCTACATTCTCCACGGATGCGGCACTTCAGATTGAAAAAGGCAACAAGGCCGCAGGTACCCGTGCCCGCAAGACTTCGTTGGAATTGGAAAAACTGATGAAAGAGTTTCGTAAGGTTTCCTTGGAAGAATCCAAGAAATAGCCTTTACACGTCCGGTCGTTATCACATAATGCCGGTTCTTCTGCAGATGCGGCATAAAAACCATATTGGCAGAACGACATAATAAAATACGGAAAGCGTTAGCTTTTGTCATGCACCGAAATCTGGTAAATTTCACTTATCCGCAGGACAAACAGTTTTCGCCTATGCTTTTGCGTGGGCTTAACTTGTTTGCGGATAGGTTTACCAGAACCTCGGTGCTACGGGTTATGTCCCACGCTTTTTGGTCTTGGTACATTGAATGCTTGACGGGACTCAAGCCAAATACGGAGATATTATGAACGACATGAATCTGATGGATGAACTTTTGAAAATTCCTGCTGATGCAACTGCCGCCACCGTACAAGGCATAGAAATGCTTCTTATCGATGAAAACAAGGCGGGGGCTTTATTGGAGTCGGATCCTAATGACAACACCATCCACGAATGCCTTTTAAGCAACGGCCGTTTCCTGTTCCAATCGGACAATGCCAACCTCGTTGCCCTGTATAAAGTAACAGGATCATCTGAATAACGCTCCTGTTGCATATAATCACCTTATTTGTCTGATTTCATCCTTCCTGCAAAGGCTTTTGACGGCTTGAATGCCGGGATATTGTGGGCAGGCACTATCACCGTGGTATTCCTGCTTATGTTGCGTGCTGTCTTTTCCGCACGGTGCTTGATGATGAAACTGCCGAAGCCGCGAAGATAAACCTCCTCGCCGTTTATCATGGAAGACTTTACGCTATCCATGAATCCTTCGACAACTTGTAACACGACCTGCTTCTCCAGACCGGTCTGCGTTGCTATTTCCCTGACGATATCCGCTTTTGTCATATTAACTCTTGATTAAATACTGTCAATCCGTTCACAAAGATACATCATTTCCTGAAATATCCTCCTTTTACAAACACATATAATAAACATTAGCCGGCGTCCGTCTCTACTCTTTCGATACAAATAGTATCGAAGTATGAAGCTGACACTCAACCGCAAATTCAAAGGTCAGACCTATACCATAGGTGACCTGTCCATCGACGGCAAATTTTTCTGTAATACCATCGAAGATGCCGTGAGGGAACTTCCGGCAACCTGTCCGGATACTCCTCGCGGCCGTTCCTGTACCTGCAAGGAAAAGGTCTATGCCAAGACTGCCATTCCTGCCGGGACTTATAAAGTCACTCTTCAGTACAGTCCCAGGTACAAGAAGAAAATGCCATATCTGCATGATGTGCCGCATTTCCTCGGCATCCTGATCCATTCCGGCAATACCGAAGTCGATTCCGCCGGCTGTATCATCGTGGGAAAGAATACGGTCAAGGGAAAAGTTTTGGAATCCCGTACTACATTCCAAAAACTGTATGCTATACTCGAGTCCGAAAGGGACATAACCATTCAGATTGTATAAATCTAATGGCGGTCAACAGGCTCAAACCACCCAGAAACCTGCGCATCGAGTTCAAACCGTCCCCACGGCAGTATGAACTCTGGAAACTGTTGCAACCGAACTATTGTCCCCATTGTGGCGGGGAGATCGAGCAAATCCTTATCGGCTATGACCAGCAAGGCAACCCTCAGTACAGGCCCCAATGCAGGCATTGCAAGTCGCAGAACCTGCCGCAGCTGATACTGGGAGGCGGAGCGGCCGGCGGCGGAAAATCGTATATCGGCAGCGTTTGGCTGGTGTCTTCATGTATCCGGTTCGAGAATATCCGTGCGGTGGTGGCCCGTAAGACACTCAAGTCGTTGAAGGAATCGACATGGAATACCATCAAGTCGATTCTGAAGGATTGGGGACTGAAAGAGGATACAAACTACAAGATAAACAACCTCGAAGGCACGCTCACATTCTGGAATGACTCGGTCATCATCATGAAGGAGATGGCGGATATCCCCAGCGACCCCAACTTCGAGCGTTTCGGCTCTTCGGAATACACCATCGCCATGGTGGACGAGGTGTCGGAAATCTCGGAACGGGCCGTCGAAGTGCTGTTCTCCCGTCTCCGCTGGAGAACCCATGAGACATTCAAGACTCCGAGAATGCTGCTCACCACCAATCCGACGATTAACTGGGTGCGTTCCCGCTTCGTGCAGGACGAAAACGGAGACAAGGTCATCTGCCGCGAGGGTGAAGCGTATATACCTTTTTCCGTGTTTGACAACCCGAATATCGCTTTCCGTCAGGTGTACGAGGCGGCCCTGAACAAGATCCGGGATCAGGCGACAAAGGAACGCCTGCTCTATGGCAACTGGGATTTCGTGGAAGCCAACGATATGGCGATTTATAACAGTTTCGACGGCTCCCGGCATCTCGTTACCGGACTGAAAGAAAAAGCATACGATCCGACCAAGCCGCTCATCACGGTGTGGGACTTCAATGTTGCCCCCCAAATGTCGGTGCTCTCCGCACAAATAGACTATGAAAACAGGAAGGTCTATATACTGGAAGAGATACTCGGCAAGCCGGAGGAAAAGGAGAACAACACACCTGCGTTGGCACGGAAAGTACGCTTAAAACTTTACCGGGACAAGCATATCGGCGGAGTGGATGTGACCGGTGACCCTTCCGGGTTACAACGCTCCACCACCAACGAGGACGGCATCAACAACTATACCATCATCACGGACACTTTCGGCAGAGGAATCCTGCGACCGAAGGTAAAGCTATTACGCAAGCAGCCTCCGCAGGCTACACGGTGCGAGTTCGTCAACGAGGTATTCGGGGGCTATGAAGGCTGGGAGATACAAATCGATATCAAATGTCGCAAACTTACCCAGGATCTGATTTACCAGCTTCGTAACGAGGACGGTACCAAGAGCAAACAGAAGACCACCGACCCGAAAACCGGTGTCAAATATGAACGGTACGGGCACTTGTCCGACTGCCTTGACTACCTGCTCTGTTACTACCTGCGTGACAGCTGGTACAAGTTCAAGAGCGGAGGCGACGGGAACGGGTATGTGGTATCCACATCGGTAATTCAGGAAGGATTTTCATACTAATAACGGAACAAGGATATGTACAGACGGTTTCTCAATAATGACGACTATCTTGGGATAATTACTCCGGAAGCCCTGGCACAACTCACGCGGGGCAATGATGCACGATTCATCCAGGCGGAAGAATCGACGGAGATGAGTATCGTGGAATATTTGTCGGAGAACTACGAGATTGAAAAGGAACTTGCAAAAGGAAAATATATCGCCGAATACGACCGTCGGATTACCTATCCCGTGGGTGTGCATGTCTATTTCGAGGGACAAATCCATGAGGTGATACGCTCCGTCAGCGGCTATCGCAAGCCGGCAACGGTTGTCTATTGGGAAGAGAGTTCTGATATCCGTGTCGATGCGGGACAAGTTGTAAATTATTCCCAGTTCAACACCTATTATCCGGGAGATAAAGTGAATTATAACGGCATTGTTTATACTTGTCTTAATGAAAACGGGTACAAGTTCGATGATGTCCGTATCCCGTTGGTCGGCGGTTGGATCGAGGCGGAAGCCTCGTTATGGCAGCCTGTCGAGTATCCTCTGTGGGCAGTCGTCGAGTATGAAGGAGCATTCTATACTTTGATGACGCTTGAAGGTTTCGATTACAATCTTGACCCGATGGTTTCCGACTGCTGGGGAGCCATAGCCGATTACGATTCATCATACAATGCCTATGAGTTGTCGGAACACGAATATGTCGTTTATGACGGACGGGTATTTTACCCGGAAACGGATGTGAACGCGGACACACCGCAAGTCGGGCAGAACCTCTCGTTGCATGACCCCCGCAACTACAATCTCAAGAAGCACATGGTCCGGCTGGCCATCTACGAACTCACGAAACTCATTGCTCCGAATAATGTCAGTGTTGTCCGCATGCGCGATTACGAGGATAGCATGAAATGGCTCAATGATGCCGCCAAACTACGGCTTAATCCGCAGATTCCCCGCAAAGTCGATGACTCGAAGAAACCTGTCACCGACTGGCAACTGGCTACTTTCCAGACGGATTATGATCCGTATAAGAATCCGTGGATGGTGTAA